GTCATTCCCGCTGCCTGAGCATTTAAATTCGATGCAGTTCCCGCCCGCGTCCATCAGGCGATACAACATCATGACGTGGGTATTCCCGTGCTCGTCGTGGGTAACGTGTTCGACCGAAGGCACCATGACCAGCCCGTGCTTGATCAGGGCGGGTCTTAGCGCCGCGATGGCATTAGCCTCGCTGGCATAGCGGTAGCCGTGGAACTCGTTCTTGCCATCCTTATGGACGTAACCTACCTCATTCATCACCGCCAGCATCTTCTGGACGATACTGGCTGCACCACTGACGGACTCCGCAGTAGTTTCCGGTGCAGCGGATGGATTCACCTTTTCTAACTTCGACATAACCTTTCTCCTGTAATGCCTTGGCTTTCGCTTCGGCTTCGTTATCAAACACCTTGATCGCCGTCTTCCGGCCTTCCTTCTTTACCGCCCATGTAGTCGGTCTTTCCCACCGGTCTTCCGAGGTGCAAAGCGGTGGTTCCTCGTCCAAGGCCATCGCCGCCCTGCCATCCTGATGCAGATCGATCCGCTCAAGAATGAACTGCTCGACCTTCTCCTGCGGCCAGACCGGTATATCCACAACGTGAATGGGGCTACTCGGGTAATCGGCCTTTACAAGCGATTCTCTGCGATTCCAGTCGCGGATAAGGGCAACTATCCTTAACCCCGCAATGCGTTCGCCCTTGGCTTTCCTGACAAGCCACGCATAGATGTTTAGCTGATGCTCCCACTCCGGCTTCTCCCGCATGACCGCCCACACCGACGTGAACTTGTAGTCCATCAGGATTAGACCTTCGGGAGTATCCTGTTGCACATCGATTGCACCGGACAGGGTGACCCCGTTGATCTCGGAGAAAAGCCTCTCTTCATTCCGATGGCCTTCGGCCTGCCCCCGCTCGGCTACCACATGCAAGGCGGAACCGAGAAGCTGCCAGAGCATGTCCGAGACATCCTCTTCCATCTCTTCCCAGTGCTTCCTGCGCAACCTCTGAATGCGAGGCGGGGAGATGATCTCCGTCGCACTGTAGTCCGCACGACCCTTGCTGTAGTCATTACGACGCGCTAGACTCACGAGCGTTTCGGGAACATTAAATTTATTTGTGATCTTAATTTGAGCCTCCTATAGAGAGAAAAAATGAGCGAAAAGAAATATAACGCTATTGTCAGAAATAAGCAAGATATATTTTTTGAGCCGTTGTTTTTTTCTGTTTTGGGTGAACCGGCATCGAAGGCCAACTCCCGCCGGATTGTGAAGTTCGGCAACCTGAGTCGGATGATCAAGTCGCAGAAAGCATTGGATTATTCCTCTGCGTTTAAACGTCAAGTGAAGGCTGGTCGGTTACTGGAAGGTGATGTCGTCGTCGAGATGACCATCTGGTATGCCAGCCGCCGTCCTGATTTGGATGAGTCATTGATTCTGGATTTATTGCAGGGTGTCGCTTACACCAACGACCGGCAAGTCAAAGAGAAGCATATCTTTTGGGGGTTGGATAAAGAGAATCCACGGACTGAAATTATGGTTTGGCAAAAAAAGACGCCCCAGTGAAGGGGCGTCTTAAACCGTTCGGGAGGAGGAGTGAACGGTGTTGCACGGAGGCTCAATTCCAAGCAACGCCAGCATTGTCTATTCGATTTTTATAATTGTCAAGGGGACTTGATGGAATGTCTCGGTTGCAACTTTATTGAATCCTCGCCGGTAAAGCTGCGTAACGGCAGGACTGTCTGCTCTCAGTGCGAATGCTGGCGGCTGGAATGTGAAGCCCGCCATGCGTTGGCTCACCATGATAGACGCGGCTATCTGGAAAATGTGAGGAAGCGGCGGGGAGAAGAGGCTTACCATATCCTGCGCAACGAAATGCTGGCGATCCACAGCAACAAGCCGGTTCAAGAAATCAACTTTGACTGAGCGTTTAAATGACTAGACCTATCTACGAAACCGACCAATCCCGGGAAGCCGAGGCCCGGATCGCCAAAACCTTTGCCGCGTTTAAATCCCTGCATCTGGTGAAGCTGAAGTTTGCCTACGCGGTTGACTACATGCTCATGGGTGATACGCCCAAAGCTTTCATGGAGGTGAAGGAACGGCATTACGACATGGATACTTTAGACCGGTGGGGTGGGTTCATGTTGTCCCTGCACAAATGGTCTATCGGGAATCAATACGCCAAGGACGCCGGTATCCATTTCGTGGTGGTCGTTAAAACGACCGACGGCATCTGGTATCACGTATCCAAAGGGGAGATCGACGGGGTTTCCTATGGGGGCAGAACAGACAGAAACGACCCTGACGATATGGAGCCGGTGATCCTGCTGAAAAAAAACCGGTTTACCCCCTTGACGGGGGTATTTCCGCGTGGTTAATATTCGCCCTAATCGCATGGATGGCACCTTGTGATAGCTCTTAGTAGCGAAATCCCGAACCCATTGTGGAGCGGGCTTCGTCAAAGCTACGGACAAGTGACTAAGCACTTCCCGTATGCGGCAGCCAAGCCCAAAGCTCGTTCCACAATGGGTTTTGTCTTTTCTGCCGCCCGCCCGATATGAGATTCTATCGGTGTAAGGGAAGTAACGAAGATGGTTCATGCGAAAGCATTCCAGAGCGCATCCCACGTACGTTCTTGCTCATATCGTATGCCGAAAGAAGACCGCTGAACGGCAATCTGTGGAAGTTGGTTTAGGTGCCTGAGATAAAATCGAGGGATTAACATCGAAGACCGCCCGAGGACAGACAGACTTGGCGCGTTACCGCCAAAAGCCTTGGGTTATGGAAGGATAACGCTCTCCTTCCTGACGCGATTTGACCGACCGACCGAGAGGCTAAACGCGCCAGAACTCCTCAACCTAATTCATTTTGGGTTGGGGAAGTTTTGACGCAAAATATCCCTCCCTTCCCTCAAGGCTAGTAAGATTCAGGATAAAATATCTGGGAAAATTTGTAGTAACTGTAAATTGATAAACATTTAATACATCTGTATTCGGAGGTCTCATGCCATACGTCAACAAGCCCCGTCCTTACAAGAAAGAAAACATCTACAAAGCCAAGCCTGATCAGATCGCCAAGCGGGTGCAGAGAAATGCGGCAAGGCGGGAAATGATGCGGGCGGGTCTGGTGCATAAAGGCGATGGCAAGGAAGTCGATCACATCAAACCACTCAGCAAAGGCGGTACGAACTCCCGCTCCAATCTCAGGGTAAAAACAGCAGTTGCCAATCGCAGCTTTGCGCGGCAATCAAACCACAAACCCAAGTAGAACCACGGAGGCTCAATGAATCTGGAACATCTGGCACACCTAGTGCCATATGAATCTGATGCTCGCTTTGTCTGTCCCGAGTGCAGCCCTGCTCGGAAAAAGAAAAACCTGAAAGACCTTTCTGTTCGCCGCAAGGACGATGGTCTCGTTTATAACTGCCATCATTGCGGTGCCAATGGCTTCTATTCCACGGAGAATAAATTGTCCGCCGTCCCTACCGTTCACTTCGACCTGCAAGCAAAGCATCTGGATTTCCTCGCCTCTCGTGGTATCTCGAAAGAAACCGCAACCAAAGCAAAACTATTCGGCTCCGAAAAATGGTTTCACCGTTTAAATGCTGTGGCTCCATGCATCGCGTTCCCGTATTACAAGGACGGCAAAATGGTCGGTGCCAAATACCGGTCAATCGAAGGCAAGGATTTCACTCAGGACATAGGCGGGAGTCAGGTGTTTTGGGGTATCGATAATCTGGTCGCGGATCAGCCGGTAGTGATTGTCGAGGGGGAGATCGACGCCCTCACCTTGATGGAGATCGGCATCCCGAATGTCCTGTCGGTTCCTTCCGGTGCTCCGCTGAAGGTGGTCGAGGGGAAGGTGTCTGCGACTGAAGACAAGAAGTTTGCCTTTGTCTGGGATGCCTTCGAAAAGATCAAAGATCAGCAGGTCATCTTGGCGGTAGACAACGACCCTGCTGGACATGCACTGGCGGAAGAGCTATCCCGTCGCATCGGCAAAGACCGGTGCAAGCTTACCCAGTTACCCTGCAAGGATGTGAACGATCTTCTCCTCTCGCAAGGGGCGGACGCGGTCAAGGATGTAATCAACAAGGCGGAACCGTATCCGGTGCAGGGGATACTGGCGGCAAATGATTTTGCTGACCGTTTAAATGACCTATGGCACAAGGGGACAGGCAAAGGTTCATCGACCGGTTACTCTTCCGTCGATCAAATCTACACCGTCGTCGCTGGGCAACTGACGGTGGTCACCGGTTATCCCTCGTCAGGCAAGAGCAACTTCGTAGATCAGATCATGGTGAATCTGGCGAAGGCGGAGGATTGGAAGTTCGCGATCTGCTCGTTCGAGAATTCGCCCGAGATACATATCTCGCGGCTCATTGAAATCTATGTCGGAAAAAGGTTTTTCGATGGCACCTCCCGCATGTCCGAGGATGAATTTAAACATGGACTTTCATGGGTGCAGGATCACTTCGTATTCCTCACATCGGAGTCGAGCGAACCGGCTACCGTCGATTCGATCATTGAGCGGGCGCGTGTCGCGGTAACGAGATGGGGAGTGCGCGGCATGGTTATTGATCCCTACAATTACATCGACATGGGAAAGAATTCCATGTCCGAGACCGAAGCAATCAGCACCATGCTGACGCGGGTGCAGCAGTTTGCGAAGACATCGGCGGTGCATGTCTTCTTCGTTGCGCATCCTGCGAAAATTACCAGATCGGGGGTTGATCTACCAAGGCCGGACGGGATGTCAATCAGCGGATCGATGGCTTGGTGGGCGAAGGCGGATTGCGGTATCACTGTGCATCGGGTGAAGCATGATACGCAGATATCGGTGTGGAAGTGCAGATACCGCTGGGTAGGAAGTACCGGTGAGTGCCTGTTGGATTATGACAGGGTCACCGGTACCTATCGCGAGAAGACTGATTATTTCTAGTGAATATTATTGTTTTTTTGTATCGTGCTTTCTTTGTATTCTTTAAGGCAATACATGGCGTTCAAAGCATTTAACATTGTCCCTTGCGCTATTTCTTCAGGAATTTTATGAGCAACGAACAATGATGCAGCAAAAACAATCATGTTTTCTGCAAAAAACATTGGGTGGTTGTTGATATTTTCTTCTCCAAATATTACATATATTTTGTCAAAAAAAATATTTCGCATCATTTCAATGCGTTTAATTTGGTCATCTTTTGCGGTAGACATTATTCAATTTCCTTTAAAAGTTTTGCTGCGCGTGACATGGCGTTTTCCATCTCCGCCTTGTCTGATTCCTGTTCCCACAATTCTACAATATCCGAGAGCATTTCCCACAGATCAGTGATCTGGTCTTGCATAATTTCAAATTCTCTGTCGATCATAAAGTCTCCGTTTAAATGTGAAACGAGGTGAACGAATTGTCGTTATTTAATTAAATCGAAAAAAGATATTCACGCGCCGCATCAGTGCAAAGTCTTTTAGGATCGACTTTGATACCGACTCGCGGCAGATCAAGGCGGTCAGCGTCCCAACAGACCTGCACCGTCGGGTCAGCATCGCTGGTAAATCCAGAGTTGTGATGCGTGATCGCATGGCGCAGCACTCGCAATTGATCTGGCGTAACGGTGATGATGCCTTCGTCTGCCAGCCGTTGCGCGTAGGCTGCGCCGCGCAGGCCGTGCGCTGGGTCAGTCCACTCATCGAAGCGCTGCGCGTCGTGCAGATACGCAAACAGGCGCAGCACTTCGACATCGCACTCGACATGGTTGGCGAGCGTTCGCCCGAAGGCGAACACTCGATGCCAGTGATTGATGCCGTGCGTCCCTTCCCATTCTAAATGGTAGTCCTGTTTGATTCGTTCGATCATGCGGCCTCCCTGAGTGAATGCAGCAGCTTGGTGAATGATGAAGTAAACAATGCGCTCGCAGTAGTGACGCGAGCGCAATTCGTGAAGCACTGCTCAATCGGCGCGTTACCGCAGCCAATTGCGACTACTACCACGCCGAGCTTTTTCGCGACCTCGTCCAGATGCTTGACGCCCTCCAAATTGAATGAGTCAGCATCGGTCAGGATGAACAGCACCTTGCGATGCTCAGGCCGCGCAGCGACCTGCTCGATTGCGATTTTAATTGAATTGAACTCTGGCGTGGCACCTAATACCAATTCCGGAATTGCCGCGATAGCCGGTGCCGCTGCGGTGATCGATTCGCCGAATCCCTTCAACTCAACGAAAGTTACGCTCTCAAGCAGGCCGATGTTGTCGAGCTTTTTGTTGCCGTAAAACCCGTTGACGCCGACAGTGCAGCCGACATCGGATACCAGTTTCGACAGATGCACCGCGATGTCTCGAAAGACATGGCTGCGCCTTGTTGAAGAATCGTAAGAGACCCGATCATCGGTCGATGTCGAGAGATCGACGAGGATCGATACCGCCGATGTCTCGCACTCCGCGACCTCGCGGCGGGAGAATATGTTCGCGTCTCCCGTAGCAAACCGCGTGAGTGCGCGGCGGTCGATCCGACCGGATTCCTCGCGGCGGCTCCAGCCCACTGTATCCACCGACTTCAGGAACCGACGTAACGCCGACTTGGCGGCACCGATGCCAGCGTGTTGCTGGCTGAGAACAAACGCGAAACTTTCTGCATATATTGACTTCAATGCCTTGTCCATGATTACCCCCATACTCGTTTAAATGTCACTTTGCCCAAGCGCGGTCGATCATGCTGCTTGATCAACTCTCCGAACGATGACTTGATGAAGTCGTGCGGTTCGACGGCGCGTTCTTCGCCGAATGAATTATGACCGATCCTTTGGCCGTCCTTGTCACCGCCCTGCTGACCATCGCCTTGACCATCGCCTTGACCATCGCCTTGACCATCGCCTTGGTCACCGCTTTGATCGCCGCCCTTGTCACTGGCACCTGACTGATCACCTGACTGATCACCTGACTGATCACCTGACTGATCACCTGACTGATTACCTGACTGATCACCTGACTGATCATCGCCAGCCTGATCGTCCGACTGGTCATCGGACTGTGGTTGCTGCTTCTGCTGTTGCTGCTGCTGCTGTTGCTGCTGCTGTTGCTGCTGCTGCTGTTGCAGATCGGCCAGCAGCCGTTTGGCAATCTTGACGATGTCAGCCGTTGATGTTGCCTTCTGCGCGTCAGTCAATGCGCGACCTATGGGGAGGCGGAATACACTGTCTTCCCAAACCGGCTGGACACAAATGCGGTAGCCGTTTAAACGCCGACCTTCGATTGCCAGTTGAAAAGGCACATTGCGGATATCGTCGGGATGCACGTAGCCGTCGCGGGTCAGCACCGCGTTGGTCAGCGATTCGAATAACGTCTTAGCGTTGCCAGCGTATCCCGAGGCGATGACCGCCTGTTCGATGCGCGGGTCTTCCAGACCGTTGATCAGGTTGCTGAGAAACTGACCGCCTTGAGCGCGAGCAGCATCCCATGGGTCGTTTTGGGTGAACCAGCAGTGTCCCAATTCATGCAGCGCGTAGCCGATGAATTGGTTCAACCGCTGCTGGCTGATCTCCGCCAGATCGTCGATAGGCGGCAGCAGCAAATTGCACTTCTGGTCGTAAGTGCTGTATTGCACCCCAGCAGTGCTACCGCCCCAGACCACGGTGACCGACGCAAATCGGCCTCCCGTGGATTTGAACACGCGCTCGAATGTAGATTCGATGGCGCGCTTTGCGTGGATTCCTAGCATGATTGAGCCTCCCGAGTTGAGATGATATCAAAAGAACTGCCGCGATACTACAGGGCCGCAGCGAAGGTTGAGACATTGATCGTCGCGGTGTAGACGGCCAGCAATTCCGCCGCGCAATCCGACGGGAATTTGTTGATGACCGCATTGGTGAACGCCGGTTGCACCGGCACACCGCGCTTGACCGCTCGCGCCCAAGCGAAAAGCTGACGCAGCGAGGGCGGCTGCGTGAGCAGACCGGCTGCGGCCTTCTCGCGGGCAACCTTGGCGAAGCCGACTAGTATCTCCGCCGCCTCTTGCGACAGACCGGTGCGCGTCGAAATCAGACGCGCCTCGTCATCGGCGGGTAGATACTGGAACCGCAGCGTGAATCCGAACCGGTCAATGAACGCCGAATTCTGCTCGCGCACACCAGCGAAGTTGCCGCTGGTATCACCGTAGCCGTTGCTGTTGTCGCATGCGAAAAAGCAGACATCAGCTGCTACCGGAATCCGTTCGCCGGTCTCGCTCACAACCAATGCGCGGTGCGGACTGCGCTCAGTCAACGCATGAAGGACGGCGATAGACTGTGCTCTGGCGAAGCCGACCTCGTCGAGCAGGATGATGGTGCCCTGCTGCTTGATCGCTTCGGTGATCACGCCGCCCTTCCAGACCACGGTTCCGTTGGCGATGGTATTGCCGCCGACGAAGTCAGCCCGTTCAAGTGCCTCGTCGAAGTTCACGCGCACGAGCCTGCGGCGAAGCCGAGCAGCCACTTGCGTAACAAACTCGGTCTTGCCAGTGCCGCGCTCACCGGCCAGCCAGACGTTATCCGGCAGACGGTTCTCGTCATGCACCGCGACGAGAGTCTGGTGCAAGTGATCAGGCGGAAAAACGTAGTCATCGACCACCGCCGGAGCCGCCGCGTCATTCCAGACCTCGACGTTTAAATTGCCGAAGTCGATCAGGTCATCACCGCAGCGGTAGGTGGTGACCGGAAACACGTCACGCGCCTGCTTGGTCTCGGTGGCAGGCACCGAGGCAGCTATCTCTTCGATCACCGCCTTGGGCGTGGCCTTGCGAAACTTGGCGAAAGCAGCGTTGACCGCCTTGGCAATGTCGCCCGAGACATCAGGCGACTTGCCAGCAGCAGCGGCGATGCGCTTGGTCTCGTCACTGAGCCTTTTGATATCACCGCCGAGGCGGACGGCCTCAGTGTTGACTTGCCTGCTTAGATCAACCGCAAGCTGCGCACTGTTGCTGTTCGCTGTGCTTAGAGCCTGCTTGACCTGCTCATGCAATTTGGCGTTGATGCGGTCTTCAAGCGCGGTCAAAGCGCCGATATATGTTTGCGGCTTTACGATGGGTGCGGCCTTGTGCGCCTTGACCCCATCGATGCTAGTCACGCCGCTGTTCACAAGATCAGCGACAGCTTTTATCGCCAACGCCTTGTCGCTGCGCGTCACTTGGCCGTGCCCGACTAGACAGCCGTTCAAGACTGCGAGCGGCACGAGGGAAAGTTCTTTTTCGATTTGCTGTTTGTTCATTTGAGCCTCCGATTAAGTGACTGATGGTCTCATCAGGTGCCGCGTCACGGCACTACGCCCTCACGGGCGTTTCGACCTTACGTTCTGAAATGCTCGTTGCACGTTGGGCAAATCGGCAGACCGATTGCCGCCCATTTGCCGGTGACGCGCACCGTATAGCCGCACGAACTACACCATGCCTTCAGCAACCGCGTCGGCTGCTTTTTTCTGTCATTGACGTTTAAACGGGCATGCGGGTATTGCCCAAGCGAATCGATCAACGCCCCGAATTCTGCGCGGAAGGCATCGCCGACGGTGGTGGCCGACGGCTTGCCTTCGAGCTTGAGTGACTTGACCAACGAGGGGAAACGGCCTTGGTGGCCGTCCCCGTCGGTAGCCGCATGAGAAAGCTCGTGGACGAGGACACCGACCGCCTCGACCGGATCATCGATGACTGGCGATATGAAAATTTCATGCGTCCCGTCGCTCGACGCCGACGGTGACCAGTGTTCACCGATGCGGCGCTTGTGCGCCGACCGAGCATGCTTCGAGGGAAACCCGCAGGTCACTCGAATCTTGTCTGGCAGCGGGTGATTGAGTGCCCCGAATACGGGGCGGATTTCGGCGATGAATGCGCCGAGCCATTGTTCGCGTGTCTGGTTCATAATTGAGCCTCCATTGTTGGGATTAAGATTGATAGTGTATTGCGTTTAAACTTTCGATGCAACATCTGGCGAAGGTGCCGCCCGAAGGGCATCAGTCTTCGACAGTGGGCAAGCAGCCCATAGGCGGCAGAGTTCCTTGATCTCCGAAACATCAGCGGAGACGTTGTCCCCGTAGCCGTCACAAGCCTCAGACCAGACGCCGTCCACGTCATCTCCGAGCAGCGAGACGCACTGGTGCAGCTTCCAGCGCTTGCTGATGCCCGTAAGCTTGTGCAGGCACTCGCGGTAGGCGGCACCCGCCGGATCGGCTTTGATTATGTCCTGAAGACGCTGCTTCGCCTTCTCGAACGCCTGCTCCGGCGTGATGCCAGCCTTCACCCGCCCCCAGCGCTTCCAGCCGAAACCGGAGTGCTTGAGGATGGTGCCGTCGGCGAAATAGCGCTTCGCGATGGTGAGGAAAAAAACCGTGCCGATCTCGGCACCGTGCCCAGTAAGTTTTGCCATGGTAAAGCCTCCGTTTTTCAGTTGAGTGGTGGACTACTGCTCGTTGACGATTGATTCGATCTCATGCGTCGAGACTGACGCGTCACGCGCAAGCTTGAACGTCTGCGCGATGATCTGGCGCACGGTGCTTGGATCGACGCCGTGTTGCGCGGCGATCTCGTTGATGTTGCCAAGCACGACAGGCTTGATTGATGCGCTGCGGTCGGTTGCCTTTTGCTTTTGACGGATGCGACGCGCTGCCTTCGCCCATGCTTGTGCTGCGATGCCGCCGTAGCCGAACACGTTGCTGCCATCTGCGTTTTTGCCTTCAACGTGCCAGCCGCGATTGAATCGGTCAGTGCTGCGGGTGCAGGTTGCGTTGGCGAAGATGCTCAAGACGAATTCTTTGTCGTTCATGATCGTTTGCCCTTTCAGTTGAGTGGTTGATTGCTAGCAAATGCAGTCGCCAAAGTTGTATTCCGTTTCGACACCGAGCCGCTCCAACTCGTCTACCGATTTCTGCCAGCGGATGAGCGCGCTGGTCAATTTGAGTTGTGCGCGGCGCGCTGCCTCTTCTGCTTTTGTCCGAGCGGCTGTTGCCTTGTGGATTGCGTGGACGGTTTTGATTTCCGATGCTGTCGGGTTGTTCATGGTTTTCCCTTTCGTCTGGATACGAAGCACTCGCGGTAGCCTCGCTGCACCGTCTGAATGTGCTGATCGTGATTGCAATCCCTGTGAACAGGTTTGATCGCGCTCGGTCGGTCTACCCACCGAAAGTCACACGCGCTTGCTGTCAATCTGTGAATCTTCAGCACACTCAGATGTTGTCACCGTGATCGGTAGATGCCCCCTTTTCCGCTGGAGCCTGAAGCGTGATCGTCGGTTGCTATCAGGAACTTGACTTTGACCTAACCTGCGACTATATCCAACACGACTTGAGAACGAACTATAGCGTTAACGTTTAAACGATACAACATATTTTTTATTCCCATGATCTGTAAAGGTTTTTTTGAGCATGGCGCGGCTGGTTTAAACGCGATTTGGCGTGTTTTTTGGTGCCGCGAGGGCATTGAGTCATGCCGAAGGCGAACGGCTTTCTAGTGCTGTCCTAGTGCGTCACATAGGCATCTATGCAGGGGAAAGACAGAGTGAAAAGGAAACGCAACATCTCACCTTGCGGTTGCTGCTGCTGCACCGATAGAATCAGACTATCAACATCAAGTAATCGATAAGGGGTCAGATCATGCCGTTCACAAGAGAAGAGCGAAAGATTCTCGCCGACACAATACAAGTCGATGCGAACAATGCAAAGCAGGCAATTGGCGAAGCCATGCAGGCAGCGGCATTAGAAACTCCCCCCGCTAGAACAAAGATGAAGCGCATCAGAGGCGTCCCCGTCACAGGGCCAAAGAGAGTAACTACCAAGATGAGAAACTTCGCATCACTGGTAGCAGCAGGTAAGTCACCGAGGGAAGCGTATCGTGCGGCTTATGATGCAGAGGGCAAGCGGGAACATCTTGTGGTGAGCAGTGCGAGTCGGCTGATGCGGGATGCGAGGATACAAGCACTGACCGCTGAAGTCTGGGAACACGTCAAAGAAAACATCATCGATGACAACATCGCAGCCCGTCGTTACATCATGGAGCAACTCAAGAACCATGCAGACAACTCCAAGCAGGACTCAGCGAAGCTCAAGGCGTTGGAACTCATGGGTAGAGCCATCGGGATGTTCACCGACAAGGTCGAGCAGAAGGTCGAAGAGATCAGCACCGATCAACTGAAGAAGGAACTGGAGACCAGTCTGTCGCTGCTGGACAATGTAGTGCCGATCCACAAGGATGTTGCGTAGAATCAATGGGTTGCGTATGCGTCAGGCGTTGATGGCCTAGATTAGGCCATGGCGTCACCATGTGCGGGCGCATGTGCGGGCGCATGTGCATCGTGTATGTCGCGCGTCATGTGTGCGCGAGTGCGTGTGTGCGTCGTGCATAGTGCTGCGGAGCGTTTAAACGCGCTGGAAGCGGCGCAACGCGCCCGGGCGCTACCCCACCCTACCGGCCCCCACCGCTTTTCGATTACCTCCTCTGCTCCACCCCATACGCTGTAATCCCCACATCCCATCCCATCAATTTTAAAACCCCCCCTTGTCTTTCCTTTTCCCCACCCCCGGGGGGTATATATAAAAAAATATAACTTCTTGCGTTTAAATGATTTATCATGTAAATTGCGAACACTTGTTCTCATTTAAACGTATGACGAAAAAACAAACTCTGGTTTACGAGTTCATCCGGGCGTATTTCAAAGTTCATGGTTGTTCTCCGTCTTACGAGGAAATAGCCAAGGGTCTGGGATTGAAGTCGAGAAGTAATGTTCACCGGATGCTGCACAAGATGCGGCGAGAAGGCATGGTGTCGCTGAAGGTTAAGAAATATCGCAGTCTTCAGTTAAACGACAAATCAGTTCAGACCATGGTGTCTTTGTGATCCTGACGAAAGAAGAGCTTGAGCAGTATGTAAAGCTGTTGGATAAGCTCCCGCCTTCGTCAAAGGAAGTGAAGAAGATACATGAGCTTCTGAAGGCTCATAAGAAGTCCATGTGCCAGACCAACTTCATGTCGTTTGTCAGGCAGATGTGGGGCGCATTCATCCCCGGCAGGCATCATCAGATCATGGCAAATGCCTTTGAGCGGGTGGTGAATGGGGATTTGAAGAGATTGATCATCAACATGCCTCCCCGGCATACCAAATCTGAGTTTGCTTCCTTCCTGCTGCCATCGTTTTATCTTGGCAAATATCCCGAGAAGAAGATTATCCAGACCGCCCACACCGCAGAACTGGCGGTAGGGTTTGGCCGGAAGGTCAGAAATCTGGTCAATTCTCAGGATTATCAGGATGTTTTTGCTACCAAGCTGTCATCCGATTCAAAGGCGGCTGGGAGATGGAATACCCACATGGGCGGGGAGTATTTCGCTATCGGTGTCGGCGGCGCTGTAACAGGTAAGGGTGCAGACCTGTTGATTATTGACGACCCTCATTCCGAGCAGGAAGCCATGATGGGCAATAGCAGCGTGTATGACAAGACCTTTGAATGGTATAGCTCAGGCCCGCGCCAGCGTCTTCAACCGGGCGGTGCAATTATCATTGTGATGACCCGCTGGGCCAAGAAGGATTTGACCGGTCAGGTTCTTGGGGTATCTGCTTCAAGAGGAGGAGATGATTGGGAAGTTATTGAGTTCCCCGCCTTGATGCCGTCAGGCAACCCGTTGTGGCCTGAATACTGGAAGCAGGAAGAACTGGAAGCAATCAGGGCGGAACTATCGGTATCGAAATGGCAGGCGCAATACCAGCAGAATCCCACATCCGAAGAAGGGGCAATTATTAAGCGGGATATGTGGCAGGTCTGGGATGGGGATTACGCCCCGAGATGTGAATACATTATTCAGTCATGGGATACCGCCTTTGAGAAACACAACAGGGCGGACTTCAGCGCCTGCACCACTTGGGGCATTTTTGAAAACTTTGATGAAGATGGCCGCAGCACCAGCAACATAATCCTTCTGGACGCATTCCGCGACAGGATGGAATTTCCGAATCTTAAGGTCAAAGCTTATGAGATGTGGAAGCAGTGGAATCCCGACACCCTGATTGTGGAAAAGAAGGCGGCTGGTGCCCCCTTGGTTTATGAGCTAAGGAAGATGGGAATTCCCGTTTCCGAGTATACCCCTAGCCGTGGGTCGGATAAGATTGCTCGTGTAAACGCGATATCTGACATATTCGCGTCAGGGTTTGTCTGGGCACCACCGACAAGATGGGCGGAAGAAGTTGTTGAGGAATGTGCTTCATTCCCTAACGGGGACAACGATGACTTCGTCGATAGCACCTCTCAAGCATTGCTGAGATACCGTCAAGGCGGATTTATCAGAGCTTACTCGGATGAACCAGACCCTGTCAGGCAATTTAAATCTAAACGAGCCAGTTATTATTAAGGACAGATCATGGCAATTGACAAAGCGTTATATGAAGCCCCGCAGGGATTGGAATCTCTGGAAACACAGCCGGATATTGAAATTGAAGTTGTAGGCCCCGAAGAGGTCAACATTGCTATGGATGGAGTTGAAATCCATATAGGCAAAGAGGAAAAGGATTTTAATTGCAATCTTGCGGAAGAAATACTTGAGCAAAAACTGCAATCTTTGGCGGGGGATTTGTTGGGTGATTATGACTCCGACCTGACCTCCCGCAAGGATTGGTTAAACACCTATGTGAAAGGTCTTCAGGTTCTTGGGCTTAAATATGAAGAGCGTAGTGAGCCGTGGCCCGGTGCCTGCGGGGTATTCCATCCTCTTCTGATGGAAAGTGCTGTCAAGTTTCAATCCGAAACAATCATGGAGACCTTCCCGGCTTCAGGGCCGGTCAGAACCAAGATTATTGGTAAAGAGACCTCTGAAAAGAAAGAAGCAGCAATTCGTGTTGAAGATGACATGAACCATGAACTGACGGACGTTATGAAGGAATACCGTCCGGAGCATGAGCGTCTTTTGTTGTCTCTGGCCTTGTCGGGCAATGCTTTCAAAAAGATTTACTACGACACCTCTCTTAACCGCCCGACAGCTGTTTTTATTCCATCCGAGGATATTGTTGTTCCTTACGGAGCAACCAATCTGGAAAAGGCGGAAAGGGTTACGCACCGGATGCGCAAGACCAAGAATGAGCTTCGCCGCCTGCAAATATCCGGCTTTTATCGGGATGTTGATCTTGGCGAACCGATGATGGTGATGGACGAGGTTGAGAAGGAGAAAGCCAAGGATCAAGGATTTAATGCTTCGGTTGATAACCGTTTCCAGATTCTGGAGATGCATGTAGACATCGATCTGGAAGGGTATGAGGATATCGACAAACATGGCGAACCCACCGGCATTGCTTTGCCTTATGTCGTTACTATAGAAAAAGGCACCTCCACAATCCTCGCCATTCGGCGTAACTGGCTGGAAGAAGATTTGCTAAAGCTGCGCCGTCAGCACTTCGTGCATTACGGATACATCCCCGGCTTTGGGTTCTACTACTTCGGTCTTATTCATTTGATTGGCGGACATGCCAAAGCAGCCACCTCTTTGCTGCGCCAGTTGATTGATGCCGGAACTTTGTCAAACCTCCCGGGTGGATTGAAGTCAAGGGGTCTGCGCATCAAGGGAGATGACACGCCGATTGCCCCGGGCGAGTTCAGGGACGTTGATCTACCCAGTGGCGCAATACGCGACAACATCCTGCCGCTGCCATACAAAGAACCGAGTCAGGTTTTGATGGCTTTGATGGATAAAGTGGT